ACTGCTCCGATTGATGTGGCGTCTGCTCACAACCGAGTTGCGGTCCTTCGACATGCTGTGCCTCTGGCTCAGAGGTTGATCCTGTTCTCTGACACCACCCAGTTCATCCTTCAGGGTGGAGATACGCTGACACCTAAGACGGTCTCCATTGCTCACTCAACGAGCTACGACTGTCTCTTGGATTGTCCTCCGGTTTCCTCTGGGTCATCCGTGATGTTCCCGTTCAATCGTGGGTCATTCTCAGGTGTTCGTGAGTATGTCCCGAAGGACTCTGTGGAAGACTTGTTTGATGGTCTCGACATCTCCGCCCATGTGCCCAAGTACATTCCTGGCAAGATCACCAAGATTGCGGCGGCGACCCATGAAAGTGTACTGGCGTGTATGGCCGATGGCGATACAGATGCCTTGTACATCTACAACTACTACGTGACGGGCGATGAACGTCTCCAGAGTGCTTGGCATCGGTTTGAGTTTGGAACGGGATCTAAGATCCTTGGCATCGACTTCATTGACACCGACCTCTACATGGTGGTCCACAGATCCGAAGGTGTGTTCATCGAAAAGCTCGCCTTTGAGTTGGGTAAAAGTGACCCTGATTCTTCTTACATGGCACGGCTGGATCGGCGGACTACTCTTGGGACCATCGACGTTACGGGTAAGATTATCACTCTTCCGTATCAGGTCACCGAGGGTCGAACCGACATTGAAGTGGTCACTAAAACTGGGGCAAGAGTTCCACTGTCTTCGCAACCATCTGTGGGGGATACTACGATTACCCTGAGAGACGCGATCCTAGACATCGAGAACTATGGAAACCTGACCGAGACCACATCAGGAACCTTTGACTTTGGTACGCTGGGTTCTGCCAGCTCTACAGATGATTACGGTCTGATCACAGACAACATCGACTCGGTTGGGTACTATCTCGGTGAATCCTACGAGATGACCTACCAGATGTCGGATGTCACCATGAAGGAACCTTCTCCGGGTGGTGGTCGAGCTGTGATTACAGACGGTCGTGCCCAGATCCGCTACGGAACCTTGGTGTACGCAGACAGCAGTTACTTCTCAGTGGATGTTACACAAGATCACAGAGACACCAGTTCTCATGTCTTTGCTGGTCGAGTCCTTGGATCTGCTCTGACCCTTGGTGAAGTTCCTTTGGAAAGCGGAGAATTCCGATTCCCCGTATTTTCTAAAGCCGACCAAGTTACCATTACGATTAAGAACGATAGCCCTCTCCCCAGCAACCTGATGTCAGCGGAGTTTGAACTGAATTGGAGTCCAAGAGCGCAAAGAATCGGTCTGTAGATATCTACGTCCGTATCGCGGAACTTGAGGATTGCTATTGGGTTGCTGAGAACATGAGGGAGGCTGACCGCAATGAGGTTGCCGCTCTCAGTGGACAAGAACCTCTAGACGCTTTGATTGCTGGTTTCCACTATTCGGATGTCCCCTTCACGGTGGTGTCTGATGGGGAACCTGCTGCGATCTTCGGTGCTGGTCCTGTGGAGCCGGATGTAGGTGCGATCTGGCTGCTTGGTACTGATGGGATTCTGAAGAACACCACTCGGTTCCTGAGAGAAAGCCACTTCTGGCTGGATCAATGTGCCCGTCCCTACGGGATGCTGTTCAATTATGTAGATGCCCGAAACAAGGTTCACATCAGGTGGATCAAATGGCTCGGGTTTACCCTGATCAATCTCCATGAGGAGTTCGGGGTGGAACAAAGACCTTTCTATGAATTCGTAAGGATTTGCTGATGTGTGTATTTACTGCGGCTGCAATGGGAACCGCTGCCGCTGCGACTGCCGCAAACGTATCTCTGGGTATGTCGGCAGCCACCACAGCGTTTGGTTTCCTTGGACAGCAACAACAAGCGGACGCTCAGGATTCTTTTAATCGTCAGCGACAAGCTGTGGGCACTCAGCGGGCCTTGGCGAACTACGCTAATCAAACTCGGCAGGCCCGAGAAAGGCAACTCCAAGAGCGAGAAGCTGCTGCTAACGAGATCAATGAGGTCTACCGGGAAGCCAGGAAACGAGTGGCGACCGCTCAGGCCGCTGGTGCAGAGGCAGGGGTTGCTGGAGGTTCTCTCCAAGCACTGATCAATGACTTCCACAGACAACAGCTAGAGTTCGGAACCAACGTGAACCGAAACCTAGAGTTCCGCGAGAACAACATCGAGGATCAGCTTGAGTCTGTCCGTCTAGGGGCACAGGCCAATATTGAAAACCTCCAGTTCATGCCCGCCGAAAGGCCATCGTTCCTCGGAGCAGCTCTGCGGATCGGTAGTGGTGCGTTGGGAGCTTACGGAAAATTCAAGCAGAACTGGGGTCCAGATCCCGATGAAGAAGCATAGACATGGCTAAACGACAACAAGTCGGGGACTTCAATCCCTATAAAGCATTACAGCCGTCCCAACAGGTAACTGATCAGTACATCACTCCCAGTTACTTCCAAGCTCCACAGAATGAAATGATCGACATTGCTCGATCTCTTTCGTCACTCAGCGAGTCTCTTAGTGGTGTCATGCAGAGCATGGTGCAAGCAGATACTGAGGAGCAGAGAGCAAAGGCGTTCACCGATACGGAGACGATGAGCGAGGATCAACTCAGAGCAACTATTGCTGGTAATTGGCGAAAGGCCGGGCTTTCCGAGGGCGGGGATCCGATCACTATAATCGCCTTGAAAGAGAATGCCGCTCGGAGACTCACTAGAGACGCCCTTCGATCATGGGAATCAGAGAATCTTTCTCGGCTATCCCAAGCAGGTGTTGATGAAGACCCCCGTGCTGCGATGCAGCAAGCGTTTGAAGAACTTGGAATCTCTGGGTTCTATGCCACCAACGCTGCTACCGCCGAGTTCTCTAACAGATCAAATGCGTTCGTTGAGCGTGTCATGCAGGTTCGTAATGCGAATAACACCAAACAGAATACCGAGGACTATGTAGACAACATCTACAACCTCTTAACTAATCGGCCCAGAAACATTGATATTGACATGGCGGGTACTGGCATTGAAGTCAGTGTGCCGGTCACCCCGACCCGAATAAAAGAATGGGTGGGGAGTATCAAAGATGAAGTCGAGAAATACCACGCACTTACGGGAAAGTCCGGGCGAGAAGGGTTGTGGTCTGCTGCTGCAATGGCTGCAAGACGCATCGCAGAAGATGAAGGCGAGGTTGCGGCAATTAACTTCTTGAGTGAGGTGGGCGAGATTTCTATCGGCGGCCAGCGTATGGATTACTCGTTTGCGGCGGAAGAAGATGCACTTCTTGAAGAGGTCCAACGCATTGCAGAGGCATCTGAATCACAGGCTGCTGCTAGAGAAGAAAGAAAGTATCGGGAGAGGAACCGTTCAATCAAAGAGACTGCCGGTAAAATCATGGCAGGACGATTTGCCGAAGACACAGATGACTTTGATGCAACGTCTCCAGAATCCATTCAAGAAATCCAGCTACAACTGATTGAAAATGGGATGGACCCATCAGAAGCTCAAGCCGCCTCTGTAGAAGTCGCCCGAGAAATCCGAAGCATTCAGAATGCAAGAGGCAATCAGGACGATCCAGAAGCAGTCGCTGCTGTTACAAACATGATTTCTGGCAACGCTTCGCTAGAAACCATCACAACAACGGTAGAAGCTTTGAGAGATTCTGGATCTCTTAGCCCTGTAACTGCTTCTAAATTTCTAGCGAATGCCCGTCGAGACCGTGACGTTGTTGTTCGTATGCGGACCGTGAGAAGTGAAGACACAAGTTACGGTTCTCGGAGACGCAGTGTCGAAGATGCTTTTGCAAATTTACGTGATCCAAAACTTGAGGGAGACCTGTTGCAAGAATACGATGCCAGGTATGCAAAACTTGTTCGACGGATCGTAGAAGATCCTGATAACGCTGGTAAAGATGAAACTGCTCTTGCCGAACTTGTCTCTGATGAAGCCACAAAGTTGGCGAATGAATACTTTGATCTGGCAAATAAAATCGAAGAAGCTCCCAAAACGATTGAGACAGGACCAGAAACACCCGAAGCTCAACGGAAGGCCGTTGAAGAAATTCGTCGCCAAGACATGGAGCAACGAGAGCGTCCTTCAGACCTTGATCCTCGTACAAGGTCTTCTTGGGAGTGGGATTCTACATTTACTAATTATCAAGAAACCTACTTGAATTATCTTGAAAGCTCTGAAGACCCAACCGCAACAGAAGAGCAAGTAGCGAAAGCTAAGTCCACGACAAACAGACATCGGTTGCGCATGATGCGTCTTGCTAGAGAAGTGGCCGCAAGCGTTCCTGACCTAAGTTCAGATAAAAAAGTGAATGATTATTGGCGAGCAAAGGCGCTTGTCGGATTGTCTTTGCAAGAAATCACCAACAAAAAACTTGAAGGTGATGTCGAACTTACTGAAAAACAAATAGACCCTAAGTTCGTTATTTTATTCAACGATGTCCAAAACATCCAAGAGTTCGAGTCGATGGTTGAAAACGATGACCCTCGACTTGTCGAGGTTTATGAAGCCTTGCCCCAAATGCAACAAGTTGGGTTTGGACCTTTTCTAAAAAAGCAAGCGTTCTTGATTAGGAGATATCGCTGATGTCATCGTATTTTGACAACCTTGACAAAGAAGCGATCTTTGCGGAACCGCCTGTCCAAGAACTGAAAACCAACGAAGAAGAAGAACTCGGATTCTGGGGAACGGTTGGTGACATGGGCATGGGTGTGGTCCGTGGTGTCTCAGGAGCTGTCGAGAACACCTTAGAGATCGGTCAGGTCTTTGGTCTGGACTATGACCTGTTCGATACCGAGGATGTCTTCGGTGAATCCGAGACAATGGCCGGGTCTGCTGTTGAGGGCATCACGCAGTTTGCTGCTGGTTTCATCCCCGGCATGTGGGGACTGGGACATCTCGGAAAGATCGGGAAGGTTGCCCAGACTGCTGACAAGTTCTCTAAGACCACCCGGACCTATGCAAAGGTTGCTGGGGCCAGTGCTATTGCTGATGCCACAGTATTTGATGCACATGAAGAACGCCTGTCCAACCTTATCCAGGAGTTCCCTGCACTTCAGAATCCTATCACGGAGTACCTCGCATCTGACGAGAATGACTCAGAGATTGAGGGGCGACTGAAGAACGCCATTGAAGGTCTGGGGATTGGTTTTGCAATCGACGGTCTTCTGATTGGTCTCCGGGCCATGCGGAAGGGTGTAAAGCATTTACCGGATAAGGAAGCTGCATCCAAGGCTACTCAGGAAGAGGCTGAGAAGCTGACCCGTGAGGCTGATGAAGTTACTGCTGAACCCGATGCTGTTGCCGCAAAGACGGATGCTGTCGAGGATGTAAAGCCGGTCGAAGATACCCCCAAAAAGATCGAAGACATCGAAGACGGCGAAGAGATGCTGGCCCGTATGTCAGAACTCTCCGAGGATGAACTCAAGGAAATCGCCAAGGACAAGTCCATTAACTGGAAAACCTTGTCTGAAGACCCAGACATCGTGAAGACTTTGCGGGCTATTGGGGCACGGAACATGGCCCTTCAAGAGAAGGCCACCGAGGTTGTCACCAACGAGCAGTTCATCAAAGACACCATTGAGAACACCGAGAAGCTCAAGGATGCGGGGATCATTGCTCCGGGTGACATCACCAAGGCCGAGCAGATTACCCAGATGGCTCAGAATGAGGCGGAAGGAATCCGACGAGCCTCGATGTTCAGGCAGTTCATGGCGGAAGAGTTGAACCTTCTTGGCGGCGAAGTCGGGAAGATTGCTGATAAGGTTGTGGAAACTGGGGATATGAACGCTGCTGTGGAGTTTCTCTTTTCCCAGAAAGCCATCGAGCGTCTCCAGTTTGCATACAAGACTGTGAGTTCAGAGTTTGGTCGTGGTCTCCAGGCCCACAAGGTCACGCCCGGAAAGATGCCAGCGCAGTTAGATCGTGGAAGTTTGGAAGACATTCTTGCCGACCAAGCCTCTAGAGACAGTTGGATTGATTCTGCTGGTGGTATCGAGAAGATCCGAGCTGAGGCTAGGAAGTTCCAAATGACTGTTCTGCAAGGGAACATCCACAAAGGAATTGGTCTTGTTCACAAGAAGGCCACCTTGGGCGGCTCCATCATTGAATACTGGATGAACGCTATTCTCTCAGGCCCGACCACCATGATGGTCAACGCACTGTCTGGTGTCCTCACAACTAGCATCGCTCCTATTGAGAAGTCTCTTGGTGCGGCCTTCACTGGCAACCTGTCGATGGCTGGTCGGGAACTTAAGCGATACGTCTACATGGCTGAGTCCCTGCGAGATGCTCTCAACGTCGCTTCAGTGTCTCTTAAGGACAACAAGGCTGTTCTGGATCCTCTGACTTCCAGCGTCCGTGAGGGGCAATATGGACCCTCTCAGATCACCAACAGAATGTTGGACACACGGCTGGCAAACAGCACGATGGGAGTCGAGGCTGCTCGTTGGGTCGGGAACACTGTGAACCTGCCCAGTCGGTTGTTGACGGGTACTGATGAGTTCTTCAAGCAACTCAATTACCGAAGTGCGATGAAAGCTGGGTTGGCAGAACAGGCCATCAAGAACGGTATCGAGGACTCTCGACAGATTTCTAAGTACGTCAACGACCAGTTCAACCGTCTCGTTGAGGACGGTCAGTATTTGGCTCGTAAGAAATTCTCTTCTGAAGCTAGAAAAAACCCAGCTATCAAAAGCATTGAAGATCCGCACGAGAAAGCCAAAGCCATTGGTGAGTATGTGGATGCTGAGATGAAGAAGTTCAGCCCGTTGGCAGATGCTGCTCGTCAGCACGCTCGGGAGGTCACGTTCACAGAGACCCTGACCAAGGACCGAGGACACTTCATCAACATTAGCCGCAACATATCCAACACGGTCAATGATAGCCCTGTCCTTCGATTGGTGTTCCCGTTTGTACGTACCCCTGCAAACATTATCCAGTATGTGATGGAACGAACCCCTGTGGTTTACCAAGTCCTCAACAAAAGACACCGTGATGCCTTTATGGATTGGAAAAAGAAGGCTCACTCAGACAGCCCTGAGATCCGTCAGGAAGCAATCGGACGAATGATGATGGGAACCACTTTCCTGTCTACTGGATACCTGATGGCACTGAACGGTAACCTTACTGGCGGCGGTCCAACGGACAGAAACCAACAACAAATTCTTAGAGATGCGGGGTGGCAGCCCTATTCAATTAAGGTGGGAGACAACTACGTTTCCTACCGGCGTTTGGACCCGTTCTCATCCTTCTTCGGTCTGATGGCAGATGTTGCTGATGCTTTCCAGAATGCTGACGAGATGACCCGAGAAGAGGTCGAGGGGGCCGGTATGGCCCTGTTGATCTCAATGGCGAAGAACCTCACAGACAAGACGTATCTGACCGGCATGACCCGTGTGTCGAATGCCCTCTCTAATCCTGATCGGTTTGCCGAGAGTTGGTTCAACAGTACGGTCGCCTCGTTTGTCCCCAACATCCTTCAGCAATCCAACCGATCTTTGGAAAGTGAGATCAAGGACATCCGTGGTGTCCTCGACGGGATTGCTCAGAAGATCCCAGGTTGGTCTGACTCTGTGGCCCCTCGTCGTAACATGCTTGGAGAACCTCTCAAGTACCAGCGAGCCGGTATCCCAGTCATCGACTCCATCAGCCCCTTTGATTACTCAAAGACTTCATCGGACGCTCTCAAGAAAGAGTTTTCGATGATCGGGCACGGGTTTCGACCTCCTCGCAACGTCAAGAACGGAGTGGACCTGACGCAGTTTGAGTCCCGCTCTGGTCAGTCAGCCTACGACCGATGGTTGGAACTGCATGGTTCTGTGAAGATTGGTGGGAAGACTCTGAAGGATTCCCTGTCCCGCCTAATCCGTTCGCGGTCTTACAAGAAACTTCCTTATGAATCTGTAGAAGACCTAGACAAGTCCCCTCGTGTCAACGCAATCAACCGCGTTGTAGCCAAGTATAGAGCAAAGGCTTTCAGCCAGATGCTCTCCGAATTCCCAGAAGTCCAGCGAAGAGACGAGATCGGATCATTGATCCGAAAGAACCGCCGATCCGGTCGAGATGTCTCCCAACTCCTTGCACTCATTGAGGACCAGTGATGCCTATTTACTCATACAACAGGTACGAAAGTACGGGGCAAAGTGAATTTGCCATCACATTCGACTATCTCTCCAAAGACCACATTGAGGTCTACCTCGATGGAACCAAGCAGACTTCCGGGTACTCCATTGATATTGGCACAAACAAAGTCAACTTCACCTCTGCTCCGGGTTCCGGGACTATTGTGCTTATTCAGCGGAACACTCCGAAAACCAAGACGGACTACCAAGCCCAGATCGCGGACTTCCAAGATGGGTCTGTGCTGACCGAGAGTGACCTTGATAATGCGGTACTGGGTCTCCTGTACATCTCACAGGAAGCTGAGGATTCTGGGTCTACAGACGCTCTGGGGATTGACCAGACAGATGAGACATGGACCGCTGAAAGTAAGCGGATCAAAAATGTTGCTACACCGACCGGAACTTATGATGCTGTGACCAAGGACTATGTGGATGGGTTGGCGTTGTACAACGCCCCAAGTATCCCCCAGATCTACACGTTCACAACTACCGCATCCCAGACCGAGTTTGTTATGAGTCCTGCTCCGACCTCGACGGATGTGAATACATTCATGGTTGACCTTGACGGTGTGGTCCAGAAGCCCACAACAGACTTCACGATTTCTGGATCAACGATGACGCTCTCTTCGGGAACAACCGCAGATCAAGTCCTGACGGTTCGGAACTTCGGGGTGGCTCGGGACATCCTCACAGAAAGCCCGTCAATTACCGGAGATCTCAGTGTTGGAGATGACCTGACAGTAAGTGATGACGCTTCTGTTGGAGGGAATCTTACAGTTACCGGAACGACAACAACCGTGGGTTTGAACGCCCTTGGTACTGTGAATTTCTACGGAGGTGCTACTGGAGACCTTGGGGCGGCAAAATCGAAAAGTACGGGATCTTCTTTATCTAGATCGCTGGCTTCCAGGTTTGCTGAGGTTGTAAACGTCAAAGACTTCGGGGCTACCGGAAACGGTACTACCGATGATTCAACTGCTATTCAGGCGGCGATTAACTACGCCGAATCCATCTGGGACAACGGTGACTATGATTTTGGGGCAAATGAGTCAGAGCCAGCGGTCCTGTATTTCCCAGCAGGTGTCTACAACTGCAACAATACGCAGTTCACGATCAGTCCAATCGGAGCCTTGGCAGATAACCAAGGGGAAAAGTACCCAGCCCGTGCTGTGGTAATGGGAGATCACAGGAACACTTCAATTATTAAAAATGGTGGGTTCTTGTTGTGGTCTGGTGCCGGGGACTACCTTGGTCACAGTAACCGGGTCTACTACGGGCTTGTCACTGCTGACACCGATAGCAGTAACTATGGGAGACAGGTTGCTGACTATGCTGAAATAAGTGACCTTGGATTCATTGGCCCGTGGGACACATCCACTAACAACACTGAAGCTGGTACAGACAGGTACAACAACTCAACAACTGCATGGTTCACCAATGACCGGGTTCCGTTCATGACAGGGACCATCATTGACACTAGCGAAGACATTACTGTGAAAGTTCCTTGGTCGGATGGTACAGGAGCTTCAACTAAAGTCCCTTCGACTGCTATTGAAATCGGTTTTGAGACTAGGTTCTGCCGGATTCGTAACGTCCACATTGCCGGATACAACTATGCGGTCCATGATTCTTCAGGATCAACCCATTGGGACGCGGCTACCAACTATATCGAAAACATCGCTGCCGTCGATAATGAACGAGGAATTGTCATCCACTCTAGCGGGTGGGTAGTTCATAATTTCCACATAAGAATTGCCGCAAAAGAAGGGATTCTTATTGAGGCGATGCGAATAGGTTCTCGGATTGAGAACACTCAAATTCTTCTCGGAGAATGCTATAACTGCGGCTACGGCGGTCTTGTCATCCGTACATTAGAAAAAGACATGAACAAGGGTGGCAGGTATACCCCAGCAAACTACGCGGACGGCGTTATCCCATCTGAAACTACCGAGTATGGTGCGGGTTGGCTTGGTGACTGGGGGGAAACTACGACAAACAAAAATTGGGACTATGGAGTCACGGTAGCCGGGCAGTGGACCGATCCGTGGGGAGTCAGTACCCGAAGTGACACACTAAATGGGATTGATAGGGCACCTCTGCGATATCGACTAGATCCAATAGTTCCCTACGTCTTTAATACAAGAGTTTCCCAGTGCGCCTTTGGCACTACGCAAGGAAAGAATCTAAAGCCTTGGAAAGTGAAGGCTCTGCGTAAATACAGCGGATCAACGATCCTATGGGATGGTGACGATGGCACAGGGTCAGGATCTGATAATTGGTGCGAAATTGAATTTTGGTCCGACGAAAACGACCTTACAGACGCCACTAGAAAACTAGAGTTCAACAAGGGCGAGCGTTTAGGAACCCACTTCCCAAGAGGGATCGCTAATTCAATGGATTGTACCGCTGTTATTAAAGACAGTGCCGGTACAACCTTAAACAGTGACGGTGACACTGCCGCAAGTTACATAAACAATGCGTCGGTCCTTGAGGCGACTGCTACACATAAAATTGTAATTAGCGCACGGTACTCTCTCGTAGCCCCAAACGGGTATGTAGAAGGGGCAACACTGCACTCAGATAAAAGTAGTGAGATATCTCCAGTTATTGATGTGGTGTTTGGCAAAGGTAATCGTGAGGGAATGATCACAGACAACCGATTTAATCACACCTACATGGGTGGGTGTGCTTTCTATCGGTTTACAAACAACCGCCTCAAAACAAGTTTCTGGATGGCAGATACCTGCGTGAGTCTCTCATTCGTTGGTTCCAGAACCGGCATTACGAACACATCATATATCGGGTCTACTGACTGGTCCGCGTATCACACAGGGGACAACGTAGAGGTCTACGCAAACACCTCTGGCCTAAACCAGTGGGGTGATCGTCTCTTCAATGGACCCGGTGCATCCTCCGGTTGGGTATCTATGGAGATGGTATCAACCAACAACACTCCGGGAGCCACCATTGTTCCTGAGATTAAACTAGAAGCACCTAAGACTGGAACCACAACGAGGCACGATGGATCACCTGAGCAGCTTGTCGGGTACACCATTGGACCAAACGGGATCAATGTAACTGGGCTTCCAGAAGGAACCTCAGATAGCAGCCTAAGCTCAGGCGATATGTGGGTTGATACCTCGGCGTCTCGCGTCATCAAGGTAAAAGCCTGACCCCTCCTAAATTTCTAGAGAAAACATTATGTCTACAAAACAAGTGCAACTTCGCCGTGGCTCTAAGACTGAACACGACTCCTTTACGGGAGCAGTCGGTGAGCTAACTTATGTCACTGACAACAAAGAGCTGCGGATCCACGACGGATCAACCGCTGGTGGTCTTCGGGTTGCCGCTGACGATGTTGTAAATGTTAAGAAGTTTGGTGCGACTGGCGACGGGACTACTGATGATTCAGCAGCTATCAATGCTGCAATTACTCATGCGAAGACTACGTACTGGGATAACGAAAAACCTGCATGTTTGTACTTTCCCCAAGGGGATTACTATTGCGGAGCAACCGCAACCGTATTTGATATCACCTCGGACCAGCTCAAAAAAGATACAGTCTCAATTATGGGGACGGGACAATCTTCGCGGATCAAACACGGCGGATTTAGGATTGATCAGAGTTATGCTGTTGTTTCTGATTTGAATTTTGCAGGAACAAATTACACAGGAACTGCTATTGAAATCAGGGGCACTTCCTCCAAGTGTCGTATAAGAAACCTTACAATAAAGACGTATAAGTACGGTGTTCACTTGAATGACCCAGCGGGCCAGCACCAACTTGAGTCCATAAGAGTGGGATTCTGTGGATCTGGTGCAGAAGTTGGTGCCGGAATCTTTGTAAGCGGGGGTTGCGAACCTACTCTTATTGGGTGCAATGTTCATAACTGCCACAAAGCACCAGGATTCCTTTTGAAAGGCGAGACGGATAGTCCCTGTGGTGAGGTTCGGATGATCAGCTGCCGTGCTCAGCACTGTAGTTATGGGCTGAAGATCGACGCAACTGAAGGTACTGTATTTGAGTCATACTTTGACAATTTATCCTTATCTTGGAATGGATGGAGAGATCCCAGCAAACGTATTTTCATATCCGCAGCTAGTCACGATTCAAGTGCGAATACTTTGACGCTAACATTTACAACAAGACACTTCTGTCGTACAAATAGTGCGTTTTCTATTGGTCAGGATTCTGAACTTACTAGTGATCCCGGTCTTGTTCTTAATGAAGAAGTAAAGATGAATACACATATTCAATGTATTCAAGTAAACGACAACTCTGAAATAGACCTCCACCAAGCAGTATTCAATGTTCCAGAAGACTTTACAATGCCAAGCGGGACGATTGATTCAACGACCAGTTGGCTTCAACCAGCACACTGGGATCTTTATGTAGAAGGATCTGAAACTGGTGGCTCATACGATCTCTGGTTTACCCAGTGTAACATTAATTCGACATACATCAAAGATTTAAGAGAAGCTCGATTTAATAATTCTAGGCTTAAGCATCTTATTTATTTTGACTCAAGTGGGTGGACTTGTAATAACGTTTTCTTCGGCAATAGACGAGGACGGTCAGCAGATGGTTCGGACATCATTCCGCATGGACCGGGGGCTGCTAATACAGGTGCTTGGGGTTCATTTGAAATGGGACGAAACGGCGGATTAGCCACAAATACCGAGTTAAACATGCAGATGCCTAGAACCGGATCAGCAACAAATGCTGATGGAACCCCCCAAGACTTCATGGGCATTGTTGTGAAAAGAAACGGAATTGAATTCCAAGGGATTCCCGTAGCGGAGCCGGACACCGTGGGTGAGATTTGGCAAGACGACGGGACTCTAAAGATCAAGACCTGACACTTCTAAATTTTTGTTGCGGGCCAAGCCCGTGGACTAACTATGACTACCAAAATTCCTACAGGAATGCTGTCGAGCGTGTCTTCAAAAGTTCTGACAACATCGTCAGCAGCTAACGAAGGCAAACTTGTCCAACTCAACTCTTCGGGAACTATCCCTAACGCTTATGTAGCCACAACCATTGCTACTCACCAGTGGAGATACACAGGAACCTTTGCCGTAGGAACCGGGGAAGTTGTTGTGGACACCGGGGATGGATGGGAAGTCATCGACACCACAGGACAGGCCGTGAATAATGGCAGCGAAACTTCGGGCATGACCGTGAACGAGGGCGTGTTCTCTTTCCCCTCTACAGGGATCTGGCTTGTTACTGTCAACGCTTGGTTCACTCGAAACTCTTCGGATGTGTCTTTGATTGTTGCAGACCTTATGGCGACATCAGGTAGTGGCGGCTCGACTACTACTAGAGTTGCCCAAGGATGTGGAAGCGTCAGTAGCAGCGCACTTCAATGCAGTGTGACTGCTTCTAGTCTTCTCAATGTCTCCAATACTTCGGATGTTAAAGTAAAGGTCCAAGTAAGTGCCAGTTCCTCTGGGTGTGATTTCTCTGGACACACTTCGTTCAACAAGTCTTATTTCACCTTCCAAAAGATTTCGTGATCAGTAAATGGAACAAATGTAATGAACGAAGAACTTCTCCTGGCTCTAGGGAGACTTGAGGGAAAAGTTGATTCTCTTATTACTTCAATGGCTGTCCACGACGAGGAACTCCAACGCCTCGACCATCGCATCCGTCAACTTGAACAATCCCGAAGCTGGATGCTTGGGGCTGCTGCGGTCATTGGGGCTGCTGTTTCGTTTCTTTTCCAATTTATCAAGGTAGATCAATAATGCTTATTCACAAATTCCAAGAGACCGGCGGGGCATTCCCGATTGACGAGGCAACCACATCTGCGGTTGTAGAACTCGATGTCAACAAGACACGAACCGGGTTGTTCCAGACCACCCAAGGTGCAGCTGCGGACGTTGACGTAACCCTGCAAGGTTCAATGGACAACTCCAACTGGGTTGATGTCAAAGCCTTTGTAGATGTCAACAACTCGTCCAAGGCTTCTGTCGTGACCCTGTTCCCGTACATGCGGATTGTAACCGCTAATGCTGCTGGGACAGTAACAGTCAGTTCTTACATCGGAGAGTGATTTATGCCCCTGCTCAAGCCTGAACACATCACGGGGGATCTTCGATTGTGGCTTCGGGCAGACTCTTTGGAAGGGACTTCAAAGTCCAACATCAGTGTCTGGCCTGATGAAAGTGGTAATGGATATCACGCCACTCAGTCAACTGCTGATGATCAACCAGCAATTCTAAATGACCATCAGAATGGACTCCCGGCTTTGGTCTTTGATGGCTCTTCTGACTTTATGACTCTTGATGGGACGGACACTGCTGGGGACAACTCTCCACTGGATGCAGGTTCTTCTTCTATCCTGTGTGCAACAGTCTGTTCTCCAGACGCTGCATCAGGATCTACCGAAACCATCTGGTCAATGAACGAAGACTCTAGCGATGCTGCTATGTGGTGGAGATGGAACAAGAAGTTCAACTTCTTCTACCACCAAGGTACTACGGCTCTCCAGTCAACTGTGTATGACGCAGGTGATACTGTGGTTGCTGTAGCTTCCCTGAATGACAGCGATGTTCTTTCGTGGCGTCTGGATGGTGTTCAGAAGGACTCTCGTACTGGCGAAACAGGTGGAACCGATGCTGGTCCCTTCTATCTCGCTGCTGAGAATGGTGGCTCACCGTTCTTCAACGGAAAGCTCTACGAGATCATCATCTTCCACTCAGACCTCTCTGACTATGTAGATGAGATCGAGGGTTACCTCCACCACAAGTGGGGTCTACAGTCCAGTCTCCCGTCTTCTCATACCTATGTAGATACTCCTCCGGTTGCTGGATACACGGTCATCGGAACGACCCTCGCTTCTTCAGACCTTTCAGAAACTTTAGAGGGTGACATGGATGCTCCCTTGAACATGAGAGACAGATACCACGGGTGATGAATGGATTTAGAGAGAATTCTTAATGTCATTGATTCCGCTTGGCCGATCATGGTTGGTCTTGTGGGTTTGGTGGTCGTTCTCGCAAAGATGCACGGTGAAATAACCATGTTGCGAGAGAAGGTGTCTGTTCTTTTTGAACTATGGAACAAGGCTAGAAAGGACGATTGATGGATAAAAAGGAACTCGGGAAACTGCACGAAGCTCTGTCGCAGCTCCTGATGGAACGTATCCAATCTGGTGAGGCTGGTTCAGGTGAACTCAGTGTTGCCCGTCAATTCCTGAAGGACAACGGGATCGACGCGAACGTCAACCAGAGTGCCCCTCTGATGAACCTCGCGCAGGTTCTGCCATTCGACCCAGAGGCTGAGATCACTGAAGCTGGGTGATAACTGATGACCATCGAGTGGACTGCGATTGCCGTGCCACTTCTTACAGCATCTCTTCTTGGTCTGGTTGGGTTTGTGTGGAAGTGGAGTCATAAAGTTACACGCTTAGAGCAACAATGTTCGACCTTAAAAAGTAAGGTTCTTAAACTAGAAGCTGATCACGATAAAGTGATGGATAAGATGTACTCAATGATTAAGAGTAGACCACGGATTTAACAAGAATGAACATGGACCCACGCATCAAGGACTTCAGGAACTTCCTGTTCATGGCGTGGGATCACCTGGGTCTTCCTGACCCTACTCCGATTCAATACGACATCGCGGACTACATCCAGAACGGACCCAAGCGTCGTTGTGTGATGGCCTTCCGTGGTGTCGGGAAATCTTGGATCACCTCAGCGTTTGTTTGCCACCAGTTGTTGCTGGACCCAACCAAGAACATCTTGGTGGTCTCTGCCTCCAAGCAGCGTGCTGATGACTTCAGTACATTTACCCTGCGGCTGATCTCTGAGATGGAGATCCTGAACCACCTCAAACCTCACGAGACTCAGAGAAACTCCAAGATCGCTTTCGATGTTGGTCCTGCTCCAGCCAGTCATGCTCCTTCAGTGACCTCCAAGGGAATCACCTCACAGATCACAGGTGCAAGAGCTGACCTAATCATTGCTGACGATGTGGAGTCCCTGAACAACTCCGCTACTCAGATGATGCGAGACAAGCTGGGATCTGCTGTGCAGGAGTTCGATGCTGTCCTGAAACCCAACGGTCATGTGATCTATCTGGGAACACCTCAGTCAGAGCAGAGTCTGTATAACGAGCTACCTGACCGTGGGTATGACGTAAAGATCTGGCCTGCTCGGAAACCATCAGAGAAACAAGTTATCGGGTATGGACCAAGGTTGGCTCCAAAGATCTTGCAGTTGGAGATCGAGGAGGGTGAACCCACCGATCCAAAAAGGTTCAACACTTTTGATTTGATGGAGCGTGAAGCCAGTTACGGACGGTCGGGGTTTGCTCTCCAGTTCATGCTCGATACTACTCTCAGTGATGCTGACAGGTATCCTCTGAAGCTCCACGATCTGATCGTGATGCGTCTGGATGCTGAGAATGCTCCTGAGAAGGTGGTGTGGGCTGGGTCTCCTGAGTATGCCTATAAGGATCTCCCGTGTGTCGGGTTCAATGGTGATCGGTACTACATGCCGATGGGGACCAACGGGGAACTCCTGAAGTACCAAGGTTCCGTCATGGCGATTGACCCCTCGGGTCGTGGTCAGGATGAAACTGCGTATGCCGTGGTGAAAATGCTGAACTCTCAGCTATTCGTCACAGCAGCCGGGGGACTTCCCGGAGGGTACTCAGAAGACACCCTGAAGGCACTGTCGGTGATCGCCAAGGAGCAGGAAGTCAACGAGATCCTGGTGGAATCCAATTTTGGCGATGGCATGTTCACGGCACTGTTACAGCCGATTTTATCCAAGATCCACAAAGTCACGATCACGGAAGTTCGCCACAATATCCAGAAAGAACGCCGAATTTTGGATGTGATGGAGCCTGTAATGAACAGGCACAAGTTGATCGTGGATGAGCGGGTGGTCCGCAAGGACTATGACTCAACCAAGCATCTCCCGGCTGAGAAGGCTCTCAAGTACCAGCTCTTCTACCAGATGACCCGGCTGACCCGAGAGAAGGGTTCGCTGGCCCATGATGACCGTCTGGATGTACTGGCGATGGCTGTCCAATACTGGGTCGAGCAGATGTCCAGAGATGTTGATGACGCTATTCAGACCCACAGGTCCGAGAAGCTCATCGAAGAACTAGAAAGATTTACAGACCACGCCCTCGGTGGTTCTCCAAGGAACTCCATGACATGGATGTCGAACTCCTCAGAAAGTCGCTGGATGACTTCATAGAGGCGTGGGAGAAGTTCCTGTTGGATCAGATCGACACAGTGGGACTGACAGACGCCCTGATAAGGCACATGAAGGTTGTGGACGCAGTGGCCCCTGAGAGCGACGAGGATGGCCTCTCATAGCGATCCAACCACTCAGGTATGTCATCCTACCTTGGATCACCCAAAGCCCTCCTGAGCGATCCTAGAGCCTTCTGAGAGGTATTCGGGTTCTGGTCGGGTTCTAACCTAATTAGGGACACGTTTTGAAGAACGAGAGGTTCTTTGGAAGCGAAAGACTCAGAAGACTCAAGTGAACATGGTTCATTTAGGTCTTGAGTTTCTCCCCCATTCACCTCCACGTTGACGCCAGGTTTTCATCCTCCTTGGTGGTCCGTGGGGGGGTTTGGGGGGGAAGCTCTAGATCTAGAAGATCTAAGTGAACCCCTATACACTTAGAATAGACACTTAGATATATCTAAGAAGAACTAGAAAAGATCTATGAATATAGAATAACTCTAGAAGAACCTTAGAGATATTCTAATTAGATCCATAATGATGAACTATTAGATGTAATCTATATGTCTATCTATTAGATATATAAATATATACCCTTATATATGTCCTTCTTAGAGGTCCACTATGAACCTACACATTGGTCCTCTTCTGGTCCCTGTGGTCTATGGGGATCTTTCCAAGGAAGAAACATGGGGAGAGTTCCAATGTCTCCCAGCTCCTCAGATCACCATCAACCAAGATCTTCCGAAAGACATCCAGGCTCTCACGGTCCTCCATGAGGTGCTGGAATGTGTCACAGAGATCTTTGGTCTCAGGTTGTCTGAAGGAGATATCAGGACTCTTGAGATGTCACTCGCTACTGTCATCAAGAAGAATCCCAAGGAGTTCCAGAGATGGGTCGAAGATCTAACCTCGGATGGCGACACAGAATGTGGTTCAGACTCCAGAGGTGGTTCTGGGGTTGGTTTGGGTGTCTGGGGATCTTCTGGGGTTCGCTGAGGATGTTTGTGTTGATGTCCGAGAGGTTCCCGAGAGGGGCTGTGGTGTGACTGAATTTGGCGGAAAAATCTGAGAGGGTTATCGTAGATGTAGCTGCGAGCGTTTCCCCCGCTACCCCTCGACAATTTGCCGTCCACGTCGCGAAGACCTGCCACCCTATTCATTGAAACCGCTGCACCGTAGGGATCTGCGGTAGATCAATGATCCATTGATGGTCGATCTTGACGCCATCCACCTATCCGGATCGGTCCATACCTTGCCTGAATATTTATTCAGGCTTGTTTACGCGCTGCATAATCTTTCCAGATTCCTTGATCCTCTCCACATATCCAAGCCGATCTTGTTACCATCGGGGACGAATCGGGAATGGTCCCGGTTCACGTGCATAGGATGATGACCGATGATTGACTACTCCTTGACCGGTTGGGAGCTGGAAGCGTGGATCGCTGAGGCGGAAGACTTGGCAATGGCTGGATTCAGTGACGCGGAAGCGGCCGAGCGGATGGACTGTTCAGTTGAGCAAGTTCGCTGGCTGAATCAATACCATAGGGAATGACCAAACCAACCACGCCAACATCGAAAGGTGTTGGGGTGGATTCGCTGACCATCAATGATGGTGGTCCGCACATAAGGATGATGACAATGCGTATCTATTCAGACCCTTCTAGGGAATCCGATCCAATGGCCTTGTCCGATGTGGAGATATTCTCAGTGTCTCCAATGGAGGCGATCTACAATCAGCAGAATGCCGACCATGCTGATGACTTCACTGTCTTTGATGCTGGCTGGTACTACTGGTATTGCTTCCCCGGATGCATGCCAGATTCGTCGCCCTTCGGACCATTCAAGACAGAAGAAGAAGCTATTGCAGACTGCCAGGAGCATGCAACATGCTGACCGATACCCTACTTACTATCGCTTTGCTACTTGGATTCTTTGCGACCATTTGGGGCATTTCTCTAGCCATAACTACAGATCAAGAAGCTGGGAACTATCCCGGCAGAATCGAGGATGAATGATGACCACCAGCACATACGACATCGAAGTGCCTGCATGGATCGACGACGAGTACTTCAGCGAAGAGGCACTGAGCGATTCTAGCCATGAGGATCACGAAGACGAGGTATCCACGCTTCGCAGCATCGTCCAAGGCGGCTGCGCCTCCGGAGCGTACATGCCAGCAGTAACCTACTACAAGGCCAAGCAGACCATGACCGAACACGGAGAAGAGGTGCTTGACTATATCGTGGACGCCTTCGGAGAACTGCCAGCCGTATCACTAGCATCGCACGGATCATGGGCAAGCATTGGCTGCCATTATCTCAGCTTCGCTGTGGAGCTGTGGGCAGGCCTCGCGCTCCGCCAGATAGATCCTGACTTCTGACCACACACCACTGCTCCCATCCCTAACGGGATGCGGAGTGGTTTCACATTGTCGGCATGGTGTCGATGATGAGCATAGGATGATGGAACGATGAAACCAACCACAGTCACAGAAGCCCAACAGCGCGCTTTGGATATGCTGGCTTCCCGATGGCAATTTATCGGAGAGCCTGCTAATCTTCCCCTCGAGGATGCTATATCGGTTTGCTGCTGGAGTGATGGAACGCAGCCAGGAACCTGCAAAGCCCGAGTGTGGTACTGTATTGAACCCGATGGACACGCTCATACTTGATCCCTCCACGACCTCCATCCCTAACGGGATGAGAGGTTGTTTCAACTGGCCCGGACGGTCCGGGTTAGTCATTAGTTACGAGCAACCGTTAGTTGCGAGTTAGTAGTTAGTTAGTTGTGAGGATGAACAATGAGTTATTCAATCGGGATAATCCAAGACGAACACGACACTAGAGATTATCTGAAAGTCATATCCGATATGGTTTCAGAGCGTTTCGAGTCTGCAAAGGTGAACAACCCTAAAGGGTTCATGGATGAGGCTGATATGTCTTTAGAGAATTGGATTGTGGATGCGGCCCTTGAGATAGGTGGCGTTCAAGTACCACCTAGAAACGGTGCGGAAGACGATATCACATTCAACTTCTCTAGACTTCGCTGATCCCTCCACGGCCTCCACCTCTAACGGGGTGAGGGGCCGCTTCAACTGACCGGGACGTTCCCGATTAGTCATTAGTTGCGAGTTAGTTAGTAGTTAGTAGTTAGTTAGTTGTGAGGATGAACAATGAAACACGTTATTGTAGTGCTTGATGATGGTGAAACTTACAGTGGTATTGATGGGGCAAGTGTCTGCATCATCACCGATGAACAGCATGAGAAACTTTGTGAAGGGTATTCGTTATCGGATATCGATCCAGTTATTGAGATTGGCTTGTCTGATTGCACTTTGCAGGGAGGTGAAGCGTGAACATCAACCGCAAGAACCGATCTAAGCCCCTTAGTTATTACCAAAGTTGCCGCGCGGCTGACCTCGCTGATGGGATTAATCCCAAGTATGCTACGGAGATTCCCTCGCACCTTCTTGATGATGAGTACGAAGGACCAGAGGACTTTGGGCCAGAACCTGACCACCAAGATGGAACATCTCCTGGCTGATCTGTTATACTACAGACACAACACCGATCATCATCCTCGGCTCCCTGCTTAGTTAGTTCTTTGCAGGGAGCCTTTCTTTTTTGGGTTGATTAGTCCTCATCAGTTCTTAGTTAGTCGTGACTACTTGACACAGCTATCAGTATCTAAGAATATCTAAGAATACTGATGAAGTTGTTACTGAAGTGTCGATTACTCAGAGGAGGATGAACCATGAGCATCACACAACGAGGATCTAGTTACGAGGCTGCTGTGAATTACAAGGGCAGTCGCTATCGAAGGTCATTCAAGGACCGTCTACAGGCAGAGATATGGGAAGCACAGGCCAAGGCTGACTTAGTTGCTGGTCGTGTTCCTGAAGTCTCTGCTCAGGCATCGAACCGGGGACTTCCCCGAACACTCGATGACCTTCGTGACTACACCTACAGGACTGTATGGGCTGGCTCTAAGTCTGAGGACACTGCACTGTTGAACTCTGGTGCTGTAGTCAAAGCCATCGGACCACGAACTATGATCGAGGACATCGACAAGGTATCTATTGATCTTGCTGTGGCTGAGTGGAAGCGTCTTGGTAACTCCAACGGAACGATCAACCGGAAGCTCTCAGCATTATCCAAGATGCTCACGGTTGCTGAGGAGTTAGGTGTCATTGACCGCAAGCCATCCATCAAGAAGTCCAAGGAGAACCAAGGACGTATCAGGTGGTACACCGATGAGGAGCAGTTGCGGATCATGCGTATGTTCAACCACCTTGGATACCCTGAGTACGGCGGGATAGTCCGGGTGCTTCTCGACACCGGTATGAGGTGCGGTGAACTGTTTAGTCTTGAGTGGGAGGACATCCAGGACAACCTGATTGTTCTCAGTGATACCAAGAACAGTTCACCGAGGTCCATCCCGATGACCGAGGAGGTCTCTCGGATTATCAACTCGCATCAGGCTGAGGTATTTTATGTGTCCGTTAGAACGGTGAACTCTAATTGTCAGAACTTAGACCACGACAATGAGGACACTATCACAGAGGCTAATTGGCATCGACGGGTTACAGAATGTGGTTGGTATGTTCGGGGCGGTCCCCAACGTGGACTTCCAGTCGGGCCATTCAACAGTGAAGCAGATGCTATTGCAGGCTGTCCTTGGATACTTAGTGGTCCATTCAAGTGGACGAACTATGATCGTACCCGGCGTCTGTTTGATCGTGTCAGGGAACAACTCGGTTGGTCTGATGATCCTCAAGCCACTCTTCATGCCTGTCGGCATACCTTCATCAGTAACTTAGTCCAAGAGGGTGTCCCGATTGCGATGGTGCAGAGGTTGGCTGGACACAAGACTATCCAGATGACCATGAGGTACACCCACCTCGCCCCGAAAGACCTTGAGTCTGCTATTGAGAAGCTCCAAGCCAGAAGAACTTGATGTAGTTGTTTATACTAATCCACGGATGGATCTATATTAGGGATGCAAGGATGCGTCAGGCCGATCTAGAAAAAGAAATGGTAGAGCTGGGGAAGCAGCGGTACTGGAGTAAGGTCCAGCGTGGTCGTGAGAAGGCGACAGAGACCTACTCGCCAGCCGCCAAGCGTCTACTTGGTGAGTCCATAGAAGAACTCAACGAAGAGATCAAGAGATGGATGAAGGCTTCGGAGTCAGGTCCGGGGCGGAAGCACCGGGTACTTCCATACTTTGATCTTATCCCTACCAGTGTGATGGCTGCTCTGACTGCCAGGACAGTTCTTGATGGGATCTCCCAGCAGCGGACCCTTACATCTATTGCGATGCGTCTGGGTCAGTACCTAGAGGACGATCATCGTGCGCGGAAGCTCAAGGATGAACATCCAAATCTGTACAAAGACCTCTTTGAACGAACCAAGAATAACAGTTCATACGATTCAAAGAGACGGTTGTGGTACAAGACCGCCAAAGCCAATGACATCTTCCTTCCAAGGTGGAACGGGAAGGATCGGTGTGCTGTTGGGTTGGTCTTGATTGAGATGATGCGGACTTCGACTGGTCTGATTGAGATTGAGACTGTTACCAATATCTTCTCTCGTTCTGTCACGTTAGTCCGGGCTACTGAATCACTGCTTCACTGGTTGAAGCAAGCTCACGCATTCCATGAGATCCTGACTCCGGTTTATATGCCGATGGTGGTTGATCCACTGGACTGGAAGAACATGTGGCAAGGTGGGTATCTGTCTGATGAGGTGCGTCGCCGCCCACTCATAAAGACCTACGATAAGTCATACCTAGAGGAACTTGATGCGACTGCGATGCCTGAGTTCTACTCGGCAATCAATTCATTGCAGCGGACCAAGTGGGAGATCAACGACGATGTTCTCCAGTGCATGTTGTACTGCTACGAGAACAACTCAGGTGTCGGGAATCTTCCTGCGAACTGTGACAGAGATATTCCAGATCGTCCAAGTGACAAGGACTGGTTGGATGAGACTATTCAGAGGCAGTGGCGAAGGGCTGCCAAGGAAACTCACCAACTCAATCAGCAGGATCGCAGCAAGCGGTTGCACCTCACGAAGGTTCTGTACCTAGCTCAGAAGTTCAACAGCCAGACCATCACGTTTCCTGTTCAGTGTGACTTTAGAAGCCGGGTGTATCCGATTCCGAGTTACCTCAATCCTCAAGGACCAGATTGGTCACGATCAGTTCTCCGGTTCTCCGAAGGTGATCCAATCGAGAACCAGAATGATGCGAACTACCTTGGGGTACACCTCGCAAACTGCTGGGGACTTGATAAGAAAACCATTGAAGAACGTCTTGATTGGGTGTGGTCGAACGAGGATCTATTCAAGGCTATTCACCAGGATCCTTTAGGGGCTACCTCAGAGTGGTCTAAAGCTGATGAACCGTGGGGGTTCTTGGCTGCTGCGATGGATATAGGGGAGTTTTTGCAGGTGGGTTATGGGCATGTATCGAAGATACCCGTAGCTCAAGACGCATCGAACCAAGGCCACCAGATCTATGCGATGCTGTTGCGTGATCCTGTTGGGGCCAAGTACACCAACGTCCTTCCCTCGGATCGACCTCACGATTTGTATCAGCAAGTTGCGGATCTTGTCGTAGAGAAACTGAAGGTCTCTGATGATCCCCGTGCTGCAACTTGGTTAAAGTTTGGGATCGACCGGAAGACGACCAAACGGCCTGTTCTTGTGGCGGTATACGGAGGTACGCAACAGTCGTGCAAGGAGTACACGGCAGAGTGGTACTTTGAACTGGTTCGTGACGGGAAGAAGCCCAAGGTCTTTGAAGATCACCCGTTCAAGGCGTGCATCTTCCTAAGCAACCTGATCTACCAATCAATCGGGGAAGCTGTTCAGTCTGCTCAGGCTGGTATGGACTGGCTTCGGGATGTTGCTGGGATCTGTATGGAGCATGATGTTATCCCCATGTGGTCAACACCCACTGGGTATCTGGTCAAGCAACTCTACGAGAAGCAAGCCTCGATGGAAGTGAAGACCAGTATTGGTCAGAAGATCCGAAGACATCGGTTACAATTTGGGAAGGGCGAGTTGTCTCCGATGAGACACAAGAACGCCATTTGCCCGAACTTGGTACACAGCTTTGATGCTGCCCTGATGATGAAGACCGTGAACCTTGCTGTTCTAAATGACCTCAGACAGTTCTCGATGATCCACGATAGTTACGCGACAACTGCGGCTAAATCTGGAATGTTGGCTTCATGTTTGAGGCGAGCAACAGTCGATATGTTTAGCGAGGATTTGATGGAAAACTTCGCTCAACAGATCACACATTTACTTCCACCCGGAGTTACCTTACCGCCGATCCCCTACGTTGGGGGGTTGGATATCAATGCTGTGCTTGATTCACAGTATTACTTTGCCTGAATCAATCCACTGGAGGATACGATGCGAAAACCCAAGTCTTTGAAACTTACAACACCTAAAGGAACTGCGGTCTACCCGTGGCTCAACGAACCGAACCGGAAGTTTGACCCTGCTGGTGTCTACGCTGTGAACCTACGGATGACTGCTGATGAAGCCGAGACTTTCATCAACAAGATCACAGAGGTTCGTGATGAGCATCACCAAAGTCAAACCAAGGAACTGAAGAAGAAGCTGAAGAAGGCTGATCTTCCGGTCATTGAAGTTGTTGATGATCAAGGGAACGAAACTGGTGAGATCGAACTGAAGTGCAAACTGAAAGCCAGTTACGAGTACGACGGAAAGACGATCACACAACGCCCCGTGATGATTGATGCGAAGCAACAGAAAGTCAGTGATGACGTTCGTGTTGGTTCGGGAACAACAATGAAGGTCGGTGTCGAGGTTCGTCCTTGGTACGTCCCAAGTCAGGGCGTTGGTGTGTCTCTACGCCTTAAGGTTGTCCAGATCATCGACCTTGTTGAGTTCGGTGGTGGTGCTGGTGGGTTCGACTTCGATGACGAAGAGGGATTTGAAACGATCTCTGCGAACCTGAGCGATGCCAATGAGGACGATGGCCTGGAAGGCATGATGTGAATTCTCTTCTTCTCCAGATCCCTGTCACTCCTGTTCCTGCGAGTAGGCCTCGCGTTTCCAAGTGGGGAACCTACTACGGAAAGACCTACTCAAAGTTTCGTAAGGAAGCGAAGCCCGCAGTGGAAGGAGCCTATGGGGGTGAACCGCTTCGATGTGGCTTGGAGGTCCACGCAATCTTTTATTGCAAACGCCCCAAGACCACGAAGCGGAGGGATCCGAGAGGAGACGTGGACAATTACGTCAAGGCCATACTCGATAGCTGTAACGGAATTGTCTGGGACGATGATGACCAGATCCTGAGACTTACTGCAAGCAAACGATGGGAGGACGAGTTTGGATCACGAATCGAACTCATCATTTCTCCAGCATGAACCCTGCCCGGACTGCGGATCGCAAGACAACCTTGCACGGTACGACGATGGACATGGGTACTGCTTTGGATGTGGTCGCTGGGAACCGGGGGAAGGTGCGGCGAAGCCGCGAGAGGATGACACCTTGCAATCAGAATTTATTCAATCAGAGCCTCGGTACATAAAGAGCCGGGGACTCAGCGAAGAGACCTGCAAGAAGTTTGCTTATGGCGTTGGTGAGTACAACGGGAGTTTCTGTCATGTTGCGAACTACCGTGACGCTGACGGGAAGATTGTTGCTCAGAAGATAAGGATGCCGGGCAAGGACTTCCGAATGATCGGGAAGCCCACCGCTCTTTATGGAGAACATCTCTGGCGAGACGGCGGTAGGTTCATCACGGTGACTGAAGGAGAGATTGATGCTCTCTCAGTTAGCCAAGCATTCGGTAACAAGTGGCCTGTAGTAAGTATCCCAACTGGTGCGAAGGGAGCTGCGAAAGCCATCGCAAGAAGCATCGAGTTCCTTGAGAAGTTTGATGCAGTTCATCTGTGCTTTGACAGTGACGAGCCGGGAAGGGCTGCGGCTGCTGAGTGTGCTTTGTTGCTTACCCCAGGTAAAGCGAAGATCGTCTCGCTCCCTTGTAAAGATGCCAACGAGTGTCTTGTGGAAGGCAAGGTCAAGGAGCTGGTCAACGCTGTCTATGGTGCGAAGACCTACAGGCCAGACGGGGTTGTATGCGGTGAGGATCTCTTTGAGCGAGTGATGACGGATCGGACGGTGGAGTCGGTTCCGTACCCGTGGGATGGGATGAACGATCTCGCTCATGGCATTCGCCAAGGAGAACTCGTCACACTTTGCAGTGGCACAGGCGTCGGGAAATCTTCCGTCTGTCGAGAGCTTGCTTACTGGCTCATGGGTTCAGGCAAGAAGGTTGGCTACATCGCCTTGGAAGAGTCTGTCGAGAAGACAGCCAGAGCGATGATGGGTCTCTACCTGAACTGCCCACCGCACTACTGGGACTTCCCGGAAGAGAAGTTGAAGGAAGCCTTTGATCATTCCATCGGTGAAAACCGGCTGGTTCTGTACGACCACTTCGGTTCGATGGCTTGGGAGAACTTGGTCTCCAAGATCCGATACATGGTTCTGCACCTCGGAGCCACTCACATATTTCTCGATCACCTCAGCATTATTGTGTCCGGTATTGGTGAAGGTGACGAACGCAGGATGATTGATCAAGCGATGACCAAACTCCGGTCGATAACGGAGGAACTCGGGATTGCGTTGCTCCTTGTTTCACACCTTAGAAGACCGGAAGGACGCGGACATGAAGAAGGCGCACAAACCTCGCTGGCACAACTACGCGGTTCTCACGCTATTGGTCAGCTCAGTGACATCGTTGTTGGGCTGGAGCGCAACCAGCAGGACGAGGACGATCCAAACATCACGACACTCAGAATCCTCAAGAACAGATTCTCAGGAGAAACCGGCTGTGCAACAAGAGTTTTCTACGACAAACACACAGGAAGATTGTCTGAACGGGCAGTCAGTCAAGACAGTTCTGAAGATCTGGCCTCGATCCCTTTTTAATGCGATCCGGGAAGTCGAGACAGGCGGCCATCCAGACCCTAACAACGCAGAGGGTGATGGAGGCAGATCACTCGGTTGTTACCAGATCCAATACAACTATTGGTACGACGCTCTACAGCATTATCCAGAGATCGGCGGAACCTATGAGGATGTCCGTAACCCTTATTACGCCGAGTGGGTGATGATGGCGTACTGGTCTCGATACGCACCCGATGACACTTACGAAACCTTGGCACGGATCCACAACGGTGGGCCGATGGGATACCTGCGGAGCAGCACAAGAAATTTCTGGAAACGTGTACAGGCGTGTCTTCCATGAATCAAAGGACCACCTATAGAGAGATCGCTGAACACCTCACGGTGGTTCTTGGAAAGCGTGTCTCGATCCAACGTGTGCAACAGATCGAAGCTCGGGCACTTCAGAAACTGATGGCTGCTTTGGAAGATGAGTCGTGGGTTCAAGAAGCATTGGAGGGGACGGTAGATGCTAGGCGTCCTTGATCTATTTGCAGGTATCGGCGGCTTCAGTCTTGGTCTTGAGAGGACTGGCGGATTCAAGACTATCGCGTTCTGTGAAATTGACAAGAAGGCACGACTGGTTCTTAAGAAGCATTGGCCGAATGTCCCGGTTTATGAGGACATCAAGGAGTTGAGTGGTGAGAGATTGCGATCAGATGGAATTGTTCCCGATGTCATTACCGGAGGATTCCCATGCACCGACATCAGCGGCGCGCAGCAGCACAAGCCCACCGGGATTGATCAACCACGCTCCGGGTTGTGGAAGGAATACGCCCGCCTTATTAGAGAACTCAAGCCAACCTGGGCAATCATTGAAAACGTGTCCCTGCTCCGTCGAAGAGGACTGCATGTTGTTCTTAGCGACTTATGGGAGATCGGGTACAACGCGGAATGGCATTGCATACCAGCGTCCGCAGTTGGTGCCCCTCACCAGAGAGACCGGATCTGGATCATCGCGGTGGCCCACCCCAACGAGCCGGGATTGGAAAGATGGATCCGCAGACTCCTGCCGGAACGTCCCGGCGAACTGTTTACTGGGACGGGAAGTTCACGCGAGAGAGAACTATCAGACTACTGGAAGTCTGACGCCGATGTTCTGCGAGTGGCTGATGGGGTTCCCAATCGGGTGGACCGACTTAAACAACTCGGCAACTCCGTAGTCCCCCAGATCCCAGAACTTTTAGGTCGAGCTATTCTATCCACTGACGCATCTCATGGAGGATGACCATGCACTCAATCATTGTTGATATTGAAACAAACGCAATCGAGGACTGGCGAGAACTCACGGATCTGAAAGAGATCCATTGCATCGTGATCCGTACGAAGACTTGGGTTGAAACGTACAACCACCAGAAGGAAAACATCTACGATGGTCTGCGAGAGATCTCTCTTGCTGACGAGGTGATCGGTCACAACGCGATGGCCTTTGATATTCCTGCGATCAAGAAGTTGTATCCAGACTTCAAGATGAAGGGATGTCTACGGGATACCATTCTTCTTTCTCGGTTGGTTTGGCCTGACATCCGCGATGAAGACTTTAAGAGGGGCGAACCATTTCCCAAGAATCTTATTGGTTCTCATTCACTGAAGGCTTGGGGATATCGCCTTGGTGCATACAAGGGTGAACACACGGACTGGTCTCAGTGGTCTCAGGAGATGGAGGATTACTGTGTACAGGATACCCATGTCACGCTTAGACTTTGGCAAGCGATCCAGCGAGAAGAACCATCGGTTCGCAGTGTGATGCTAGAGCATGACTTTGCAGAGATCCTAATTGAACAGGAGCGTCATGGCTTCCGGTTCGACACTTACAACGCTAACGAACTCCACGCAGATCTTCTGGATAAGAAAGCAGAGCTTGAACGTCGTATGCAGGAGATATTCCCGCCAGTCGAAGTTCCCATGAAGACTCCTCAGTATTGGGTTGCAGACTGCGAACAGTACCCAACTAAGACGGCGGCTAAGTCTGCTGGATATAAGGACTCTGAGATAACGAAGGGACCAAACAAGGTCAAGATTATCCCGTTCAATCCGGGATCCCGAGACCAGATCTCTAAGTGCTTGATTGAGAAGTATGGTTGGAAGCCCAAGGATTACACCGTCAGCGGTAAGCCGAAAATTGATGAGACGATCCTGAAGGCTTTGGACTTCTCGGAAGCCAAGCCACTGGTTGATTACCTCACGATCTCTAAACGTCTCGGTCAACTCGCAGACGGCAAGGAAGCGTGGCTGAGGTGTGTCACCAATGGGCGCATCCACGGACGCATGATTGGTAACGGTACGGTGTCGGGCAGGTGCAGTCACCAGAAGCCGAACCTGGGACAAGTGCCTGCTGTTCATTCTCCCTATGGTCAACAGTGCAGAGCATTGTTCCTGCCGGATAAGGGCCACGTTCTGTTGGGGTGTGACGCGAGTGGTCTAGAGCTTCGGATGCTTGCTCACTATCTGGGATTCTTTGATGGTGGTGAGTACGCAACTCAGGTCTGCGAAGGTGACATCCACACAACCAACCAAGAGGCTGCTGGTCTGCCGACTAGATCGGATGCCAAGCGGTTCATCTATGCGTGGTTGTACGGAGGTGGTGACACATTGATCGGAGAGATCGTTGGGGGTGGAGCCAAGGAAGGCAAGGAGATCAAGAAGCGGTTCATGGAAAGCCTTCCTGCATTCAAGAAACTAAAGAAGCATGTCGAGAAAACCGTGGACAACAAGGGATACCTAAATGGCCTTGATGGCCGTGTCCTCCCGGTTCGCTCAAAGCACTCTGCTCTGAATCTGTTGCTGCAATCCGCTGGTGCTGTGGTTATGAAGGAAGCCACAGTCCAGTTGCGCACTGACCTTCGTGAGATGCCCCCGAGTTATGTACATCAGGTGGCACACATTCACGATGAGATTCAGATCAGTGTTCATCCAAGTATTTCGGAAGAGGTGGGAAAGATTGCCGTTGGTTCAATCCGGCTTGCTGGAGAGAACCTGAATCTGAAAGTCCCCTTGGACGGTGAATACAAGATTGGAGACAACTGGAGTGAAACACACTGAACTAGCGTATGCGGCTGGGTATCTTGATGGGGAGGGATGCTTCTCTTTCCACGGAGGAACTCCCCGCGTCTACATCGAGAACACTTACATACATACCCTTCAGTGGTTTGCCGATAGGTTCGGTGGGAAGGTCAGACCTAAGACCAAGCAAGAGAATCCGAACTGGAGACCAGCGTACTGCTGGGACATCTACGGGGACAACGCCAGAGAGTGCATCAACAAGGTTCTTCCATACCTTCAAGAGAAACACCCACAAGCCGCGATCCTTCTTGAGATCTCTGCATACCCACCTCGGTCGGCTATGCGAACTCGTCTCAAGGAAGAACTCGGTAAACTGAAACGGATTGCATACGAATGGACCCGCTTGAATACGTCTCAACCTCATCATTGCTCAAAGAACTCCAAAAGCGGTTCGACGATTCAATCTTCATCGCCGCCGCGAGAATGACTGGGGAAGCTGAAGACATTGTTCTTTCACTAAAGGGTTCTTACCACTCGGTTCTTGGACTCTCACTGGTAGCACGGATGGCTGCCGAAGCAGGAGACGGATCTTCCGATGAAAACCACACTACTGATTGATGGCGACATTCTTCTCTACCAAGAAAGTGCTGCGGTAGAGGAGGCTTTTGACTGGGGCGATGACATCTGGTCACTGACTGGAGATGCTGCACTTGCCAAGCAAGCCGTGGATGTCTGGATCGCCCAGCACAAGGAACTGCTAGAGGCTGATGATGTGATCATCACTCTGACAGGACCGGAGAACTGGAGGAAGGATGTCCTTCCCACTTATAAGAACAACCGGAAGGGCAAGCGAAAGCCTCTGGTGTTCCCGGCTCTCCGTGATTACTGCCACGAAACTTACAAGACCATTCAGTTCGATAACCTGGAAGCGGACGATGTGATGGGCATCTTGGCTACTGGTGGAATCAAAAAGATTGATGGAAAGAAAATCATTGTGTCCGAAGACAAGGACATGAAAACCATACCCGGACACCTTTACAACCCAAACCACTCTGAGGAGGGAATTCAATGGATAACCAAGGAACAAGCGGATCTGTACCACCTGACACAAGCACTGACGGGGGACTCCACGGACGGGTACTCGGGATGCCCCGGAGTGGGTCCGAAGACTGCGGAAAAGATCCTGATAGAGGGGACTTGGGAGGAAGTGATTGCTGCTTACAAGAAGGCGGGGAAGACGGAGGAGGAAGCTCTTGTGCAAGCGAGGGTGTCCCGCATCCTGAGAAGTGGGGAGTTTGTTGTGAAGACAGGTGCTGTGAATCTCTGGAACCCCGAATGACCAGAGAGGAGTACCTCGATTTTCACAGCGAGATGTGTCGAGAGGCTCGCTATCTCAGTGTCAAAAAGAACCGAGATTACACCGGAAAGGATGACGATAAGCCCTTTGCGAACTTCCAGAGGTGCGAGGCTATGGGGATCACTACTACTGAAAAGGGATTCTTGGTTCGTCTTACAGATAAGTTCAGCCGTCTCAGTACCTTCTGTGAGACCGGCGAGTTCCAAGTAAAAGACGAGTCCTTGCGGGATACTTTGCTGGATATCGTCAACTACACAATCCTCTTAGGTGCTTATGTTCAGGCCAAGAAAGAGACTAATGAGTGATAAAGGCCATGTATATGAAAGACCTCCGCAGATCTCTGTTGAATTGGTCCAGTGGCTTGAGCAGCAATTCCCGCTGAAGAGTCCTGAACTTGACGCCTCAGAGCGTGTGATTTTCCACGCAGTTGGGCAGAGGTCTGTTGTTGATCATCTCTCTGCTATTCACAAAGAACAATCCGAGAATGTTCTGGAGACATAAGTATGTGCTTACCTAGTGCCCCGAAACCACCTCCTCCACCGCCACCACCGCCCCCACCGCCACCGGCTCCTGAGCGAACTGCTCAAACAGCCGCATCTCCAGGCCGAGGCCAAGCACGGCGAGAGGGTATGGCTAGTCGATCTAGGCGTCGAGGGGTGTCTGGCCTGAAGATCAAACTTGATAACGTGGGTTCAGGAACTGGTGTAGGTGGAGCCTACTGATGGACAGTGCCAGAGGTCTCTACACCAAGATGGAGACCCAAAGGTTCTCCTATCTGGAACGTGCCAGAGACTGTTCTCGGCTGACACTTCCAACCGTGGTCCCCGATGAGGGACATGGCCCAACACAAAAATTTACCACGCCATATCAAGGGGTAGGGGCTAGAGGAGTGAATAACCTCGCTTCCTCTTTGCTCCTCAGTCTCCTACCTCCTAACGCTCCGTTCTTCCGGCTGGTCCTCGATGACCATGCACTCAAGCAAATCGAGGGTGTACCGGAGATCAAGACAGAAATTGAACGGTCGCTCTCGGATATCGAGAAAGCGGTTATGAAAGAGGTTGAGACCAACAACGTCCGGGTCTCCCTGTTTGAAGCTCTAAAGCACCTCATCATCTCCGGGAACTGTTTGATGCACTTCCCCAATGATGGTGGGGTGCGTGTGTTCCCCTTGGCTCGGTACGTTGTTGACCGGGATCCTATGGGGAATCCGCTTAAGATAGTTACCAAAGAATGTGTGTCTCCTGCTGCCCTTCCTGAAGATATGCAGGGCGTAGCGGGGGCAATGAACACAAACACCGATGGATCGGTAGACCTATACACTTGCATACACAAACGCATGGACAGGAAGTGGGAGGTCTATCAGGAAATCGGTGACGCTGAAGTTCCGGGTTCTCGCGGTACGTTTGCTGAAGACAAGCTGCCCTTCCTCCCTCTCAGGATGTACAAGGTCGAGGGCGAGAACTACGGAAGGGGATACTGCGAGCAGTACCTTGGTGATCTCAAGTCACTAGAGGGGCTAACTCAAGCCATCGTGGAAGGTGCTGCGGCTGCTTCCAAGATTCTGTTCATGGTTTCACCAAATGGGACTACCCGTGCCCGAACACTTGCGAAGTCTCCTAACGGAGCCATTGTGGAAGGGAGTGCCCAAGATGTCACGGTTCTTCAAAGTCAGAAAAGTGCGGATCTCTCTATTGCGGCGAGTACGGCTCAGACAATTACAGATCGTCTTGCGTATGCGTTTCTTCTCACCGAAGGTACGATCCGACAAGCCGAAAGAGTAACCGCTGAAGAAGTGCGTCTCGTTACGCAGTCCATTGAACGTCAGCTTGGTGGAGCCTTCTCCTTGCTTTCGCAGGAACTACAGCTCCCCTTGGTAAACCGGATGATGGACCGTCTTCAGAAGAAGAAGAAACTTCCAAAACTTCCGAAGAAGTACATTCAACCCGCTATCATCACAGGCATCGAGGCGTTGGCTAGAGGTAGCGACCTCAACCGTCTCGACTTCTTCCTTCAGGGAATGGCTCAGACCGTAGGTCCAGAAGCGATTGCTCAGTATGTCAACCTTGGTGAGTACATCAAACGACGAGCGACTGCCCTTGGTATCGACACTCAGGGTCTCATCAAGACCGAGGAAGAACTGATGATGGAGATGCAACAGGCACAGCAGGATGCTGTGGTTCAACAATATGGTGGTCAGGTAATGGACATTGCAGATCGACAGTTCCGCGATGCTCAGAAACTTGACGCAGAAGCAGCCAAGGAGATGGCTTGATGGCAGAACGTATTCAAATGGACATGGGAACGACTGGACCCGAAGCACCCAGCGAGGAGATGAGCGATAGCCAGGAAACGGTATCGGAACGACCCGAGTGGCTCCCGGAGAAGTTTGAATCTCCAGAGGCACTTGCCCACGCCTACGGTGAGCTTGAGTCCAAACTGGGAACCCAGCCATCCAATGAATCTGCTCCCGAATCCACTGAAGCTATCACCGAAGCCACAGGCATGTCCGCTGAAAGCCTTGAGGGTTACACTAAAGAGTTCACTGAAACTGGCGAGTTGTCTGCTGAATCTTACGAGAAGATCACAAACGACTACGGAATTCCCGAAGACATCGCCCGTGCCTATGTAGAAGGTCAGAAGGCTTTGATTTCACAGGCTCATAACGCAATCTACAACGAAGTAGGTGGTGAGGAGTCCTATGGTGAGATGATTGAATGGGCCAAGGAGAATCTGTCAGAGGAAGAGGTGACAGCTTACGACCGGACTATGGATTCCGGCGATATAAACTCAGCCATGATGGCTGCTCGGGGTCTTGCTGCACGTTACGCTCAGGTAAACGGTAGCAACCCAAGTCTCCTTAAGGGGGCCGCTCCATCTACAAAGGGTGGTAATCCGTTCCGTTCGTGGCATCAGGTGTCTGAAGCGATGCGTGATCCCCGTTATCAAAAAGATTCTGCATTCCGTCAAGAAGTTCAGGATCGACTTTCAATCTCTCAACTGTGAGGTGACCTATGAAGCCCGGATATAAGACAACCGAGTTTTGGCTCGCTGGTGCTGCTACTGTTGTTGGTGGCCTGATGGCCTCTGGCGTCATTGCTGAGGAAAGCTCTTTGGCTAAGATCCTTGGTATTGCTGCATCGGCTCTGGTAGCTCTTGGCTACACTGGTGCAAGGCTTGCACTGAAGAAGAAGGCCGGTTGATGTTTGCTGCCATTGCAGCAGCCCTCACTCCCATCTTCAAAATCTTCCTAGATCTCATCATGGAGAAGGTGAATGAACCGACTCTTGCCTCGGACGCTCCTAAAGTCCCTAAGCGTTATCGCAATGCTTGGGCTGACAGGGTGCGAAAGTTCAAGAGTCGTATTCGTCCCGGAAAGTGATGGACTGGTTAGGCTTGGTCCCGGAATACGGGGTCATGTCTATTTCTGGAACGGCTCCTCATGGGAGCTTTCCGGTAACAAGGTGGACCTTCCCGAAGGTTGGTTCGCTGGTTCTATTGACGTTCAACCACAAGGTATTCAGGTAACTGACTGACTGACGCGGCCCTCTGCGGAGGACAACCGGACTGATCGGGTTAGATACAGAATCCATCGAAGTAACGTCGATGTTTTCAACGTGTCTTTAACTCTTTTAGAAAGGAAAGCCTACAATGGCTGACGCATATACAGTCTCACATTTGGGACAAGCGAACAGCGATGGTGAGAAGGATGCACTCTGGCTCAAAGTATGGGCGGGAGAAATCCTCAGTGCTTTTGAAGAACGCAACATTATGATGCCTCTTCACACCGTCCGCACAATTACCAGCGGTAAAAGTGCCCAGTTCCCCATGACTGGTAACGCCTCTGCTGCTTACCACGCTCCGGGAACCGAACTTGATGGTGCTGCTATCAAGCACGCCGAGCGTGTAATTAACATTGATAATCTGTTGGTTTCGCACACCTTCATCTCAAACTGGGAAGAAGCAATCAACCATTACGATGTACGGGGTGTGTATACCCGTGAACTTGGTTATGCTCTGGCAAACCATGCAGATAAGGCGATCATTCGATCACTCATCGCAGGTTCACTGAATACCACTGATTCCCTTGGTGGAACAGGTGGACACACAGTTACGACTGGTGGGGCTACTGGTGACAACATCATTGATGGCATCATGTCTGCTTCACAGGGTCTCGACGAGCGAAACATTCCTACAGGTGATCGCTTCTGTGTAATGACTCCTGCTGCATTCTACGCAGTTCTTAAGTCTGCTGGTGGCGGCGCAAGCGGCAACGACGCTCTTGCGGCTGCGTTGCTTAACAAGGACTATGGACCGGGTGGTTCAATGCTTCAGGGCGGCACTCAGGGACTCCAAGTTGCTGGCGTCAACTGCTTCATGTCCACACACATCCCAACTGCCGACGAAGACGGTACTGGTGGTGCTGTTGATACTGTTCTCGGTGACGCATCTGATGGTGCGCGCAACTCCCCGTTCACGGCCACAGACCAGAACGCGGGTGGTGGTGACACTGATATCACGACTGGCTCCGGGTACTCGGGCGTTGACTTCAGCAACTACCAGGGCGTGGTCTTCCACCGCTCTGGTGTTGGTACGGTCAAGCTGCTCGATCTCGCTGTCGAGAGTGATTATCAGGTCGAGCGTCAGGGCACAATCATGGTTGCCAAGTACGCAATGGGCCACAACTTCTTGCGATCCGCAGCTTGTGTGGGTCTCAAGTCCTCGTGATCTCAAGGCTAACGCCTTAAACAACTCAACGGGTTGGTCTCCGAAAGGAGGCCAGCCCTATTTCTCTTTCATAGGAGCCTAGAATGGCCCTCGCACTCACCACAAAGTTGGAAGCCATCAACACGATGCTGAGTAACGTGGGAGAGGCTCCTGTTAATTCATTGACCGGATCTCTCACTGCTGATGTCCGACTTGCTCAGAACATTCTCGATGAAGTTTCCCGTGAGGTTCAATCCACAGGTTGGCACTTCAACACTGAGAAGGAAGTACCTCTGGCTCCTAACTCCACCAATGAGATTGAACTCAGTGACGGAGTTGCTCGGGTAGACCTAGAGGGCAAACATGCGGACTCTGACTTTGATGTCGTGGTCCGTGGAAACAAACTGTACAACCGAAAGAAGCGGACCTACACGTTCACGGAAACCAAGAAGTACACCGTGACGTACATGCTGGACTGGGATCAACTCCCTGAGAGTGCCCGCCGGTACATTATGATCCGCTCTGCCAGGATTTACCAAGACCGCTTGATTGGATCAGAGAAGCTCTCTGCATTCTCTCGTACAGACGAGCAATCAGCTCTGTTCTCTCTCCGTGATTATGAAATGGAAACGGCTGACTACAGCTTGTTCGATAACTGGGATGTTGCCCGGATCATCGACCGTGGCAGTCCAATCAATAGGATGGACCGTGGCTGATGCTGGTTTCCAAAACCATCCCAAACCTTATCAACGGGGTATCTCAGCAACCTGATTCATTAAGGTTTGCTACCCAGTGTGAGGCTCAGGAGAATGCTTATCCGTCCGTGGTTGATGGGTTGACCAAGCGTCTACCAACGGAACACCTGTTGAATACGGGGATCACCGGGGATGCAAAGACTTTCGTTCACACCATCAACCGTGATGAGACTGAGCGGTACTCTGTGGTCATCCGGGATCAATCCATCAAGGTGTTTGATCTGCTCAACCTCAATGAGGAAACGGTAGATAAGCCTGATGGTGTTACCTACTTGGACACCGACAATGCTGACACCGCTTTCCGGGCTGTCACGATTGCTGATGTCACGTTCATCGTAAACACCGAGACCACCGTGGCTATGGCTACAGATGACACACCATCTTCAGCGAGTACCTATGAAGCCTTGGTGTTCATTAAGCAGGGTGGTCTTGAGGGTGATTACAAAATCGAGGTCGATGACGGGACAACCCAGGTATCCTCTACAATTAACGCAAGCAGTTCTACTACGTCTTCTGCAATCGCCACTGCTTTTGCAACTGATGTCGATGAGGGTATTGACGGCGAAGGTAACTTTACCGCTGTTGCTGGGAACCATGTGATTTACATCACAAACACGGCAGACTTTGATATCAATGTTTCTCACACAAACAGTGACACCGCCATCGAGGTCTTCAAAGGATCTTGCCAGAGGTTCACTGATCTCCCCACATACGCCAAGGATGGGATCATTCTAAAGGTTGAGGGTGAGCCTACAGAGACGCTGGATGATTACTATGTGAAGTTCGTGACTCTGGGTGCTGCTGGGAGCATCGGTGAAGGTACTTGGGAAGAGTGTGCGGCTCCTGCCTTAAACGATGGGTTGAAGTTCAACGCGGCTACGATGCCTCATGTCCTGATCCGCCAAGCTGACAACACCTTTGTATTCAAGAAGGCTGATGGGGCCACGCATGACTCTTATGACTATTCCGCGTTCTCTTGGGGAAACCGTCTCGTAGGTGATTTCGACACCAACCCGGATCCCAGCTTTGTTGGTCAGAAGATCAACGATGTCTTCCTGTTCAAGAACCGACTGGGGTTCCTCGCCAGTGACAACACGATCCTCAGTGAGTCAGGGGAGTTCTTCAACTTCTTCCGAACCACTGTCGTAGACCTTCTGGACACTGCTCCGATTGATGTGGCGTCTGCTCACAACCGAGTTGCGGTCCTTCGACATGCTGTGCCTCTGGCTCAGAGGTTGATCCTGTTCTCTGACACCACA